CAGTTCAATCAATGAACATCATCAATCAGAGTACAAATAAAGCTGAACAATTGAATAGTTTGGGAATCAATGATCGTTTGTTCCAAACAACAGAAAGCATGACGGCTTTTATTTTGAATAATCCGGCTCAAAATGCAGCTCAAAATGCTACTACTCAAGTGTGGAATACGAACACACTACTACAAGGCCAAACAGTAGCAGATAAAGGCCTAGCTGAATTCGGTAGTTTTGTAAATAACTTTTTCAGTATGTTTCAAGTACAACCTCTTTCAAATAGTGGTGGTGCAACGTGGAATCAAACAGCTTTTTCAGAAGAAACTGTTGACAGTTCGTTATCAGACAAAAGCGATCTTCCTAGATTGACGAGAGAAACGTTTAATGATGTATCGACAGGAGGCTGGGGACCCGTTCCAAATCCAAGCGTTTCAGCTCTTACTACATTAACAATTGAAACTTTTGAAGATAGTCAAGGAATAATCAATAATATCGTTGGTTGGTTTCAGAATCCTAGAAACAATCCGAGACAAGTAACAATCGAAAGCTTTTCAAAAGAATGGCCTGAAGGTAGGTACCCACAACGCATTTGTTCAGGATCTAGTTCTGGAGATCTTGAAGAAATAACAGAAAACATCAGTTCTCAAATAACTGGATCAGCTACTACATTTTCTTTGACAAACCAATATTCTAGTGGTAGTTTAAGAGTGTATTGGAATGGTCAACGTCAAATAGTAGGCGAAACAATAACAGAATTATCCAATAAGACATTTTCAACGACATTTGTTCCTCTAGTAGGACAATACTTGATCGTAGACTATGTACCTTCTGAACAATAATCTTTTATTTTTTTATACTATTTGGAGCGATTATGGCTATACAATTTGTTCGCGATCAATTGATTGACGCGATTATTAACCCTAGTAAAATAGATCTAACTACTGGAAACTACGATTTTTCTAGTGTTACATCACTAACTTATAAAACCCCTACTACTGACTCTGAAGTAGCTATTAAGAGTTACGTTGATAGTGTTATCAACGGCCTTAACTGGAAAGACACTTGCCGAGCAGCTTCAACAGCTAACATTACTGGTACTTATGCAAATGGAACGGATGGCGTTGGTGCTACTCTTACAGTTACAAACTCCGGAATTACACAAGATGGCGTTACACTTCGAGCAAATGATCGTATACTGTTGAAAAATCAGACAACAGATCCAGCTGAAAACGGTATTTATCAGCTTTCAACAGACGGAAACGCATTAGGAGCTTCAGTTGAAGTAACTATAGCAAATGCAAGTAACATTACAAGTGGTGTAAAAGGAAAAGTACTTGTCGATCTAGTAAACAACGGAAATCTAGTCAATAACGTATCAAATCTTGTTATTGATGATTTTACTGGAACATCACACACATTTACATTTGGAGATGGCGTTGGTAATGTAGCAATAGGTGCTAGTGCAGCTGACACAATGACGAATCTAACAAATGCTATAGAAGCTCAAAATCCTAGAAAATTTCAAATAGATCAGAGTGGATCTCAAAGATTTATATATTTAGCGGATGCAGGAGCTTCTAGTGATAATCCTCAAATAGCTAGTAATGCTATGACAGCTTTTGAATTAGGTGCTCAAACTACTTCACCTCAATCATTTACTACCGGTAGTAGTGGCGATAAGATTACATTCACAAAGGCTGATGATAGTACAGTAATAATGGAAGCTGTATTGAGTACCCCAGGCCGAATTGGTAATCAATTTGAAAAAACAGCTACTTCAGTAAATCAAGAAGTATCTTTATCTTTGCGAGATTCTTTAGTAGGTAATCCCGATCTTGACGCTAGAATAGACAATGTAGATCCTGATAAAGTTATTGTATCGTTAGTAACTACCGGAACCGGTGGAAACGGAAAAGCAGTTACTTATTCACTTAGTAATGCCGGATGTATAACTGGAGGCTCCACATTTGAAAACGGTCAAGCTGTAACTAACTCAGTACTAACTAGAACGACAGATTTTGATATTGGTTCTGAAATGGCTAGTGCAGCTGTGTTTATCGAAGAAGGTACAACAAATGGAGATAACGGGTTTACATTAACTACAAATCAACCTATTCAAGTTGGTTTCACAAGTCTAACATTTGTTCAGTTCAATGGTGCCGGTCAAATAACAGCTGGAGCCGGTCTTTCAAAGTCTGGAAATACGTTATCGGTTAATGTTGATGATAATACTCTTGAAATTAATGGCGATACTTTAAGAATCAAATCAAGTGCAGCTGGAAATGGTTTGACAGGTGGTGGGCCTTTAGCATTATCAGTTCAAAATGATGGGACTACAATTACTGTAGGGGCCGGTGGTATTAAGGTTTCAGACAATGGCATAACTGAAAATCAATTAGCTGGTTCTGTAGCCGGTGACGGTCTTAGTGGTGGAGGCGGTTCAGCTCTTGCTTTGGATATTGCAGAATTAACATCAGAAGTAATAGCTAGTGGTGACTTCCTTGCGTTTGCGGATGATAGTGCTGGTGGAAAGCCTACGAAGAAAGAAACAGTAGACGATTTGGCAGCTTTATTTGCCGGTACTGGACTTGCAGCTGCTTCAGCAGTGTTATCGTTAGATATTAACAGTTTAACCGGTGCAGCTATACAAGGTGTTGATGAAATCGTATTTTCAGACACAAGTGATTCTAACAACATAAGAAAAGAAACAATCACTGATTTAGCTGCTTTCTTTGCTGGGACTGGTCTAGGATCTTCTAACGGTGTTCTAGCCTTAGATATTGCTAACATGACAGCTGCTACAATAGCTTCCGGTGACTTTATAACATTTTCTGATACAGGTTCTTCTGACGCTATAAGAAAAGAAAGTATTGATGATATTGCTAGTTTGTTTGCTGGAAATGGTTTGAGTGCTAGTTCAGCTGTAATGGCTCTAGATCTCAATGAATTAACAGCTGCAACAGTAAACGTAGCCAATGATAGCATAGCGATTATAGACGCTGATGATTCTAACAGTACAAAGAAAGAATCTATTTCCGATCTTGTAAGTGCTATAGCTGGTACAGGTTTATCAGAAACTAGTGGTGTGTTAAATGTTGGTTCTCTCTCATTTTCTGAATTGGCATTTAGACCTTACATAGATAATTTTACAGCGAACGGTTCTACTCTTGCATTTGCTCTAACAAATGATATCAATTCAGCTACTTGGGTGTTTGGAGCTGTTGTATCTAGGAATGGTCAAATCTTGAAACGTGTAGCAGCTTCACCAGCTGATTCTAGTGAATATACTATCGCTTCTAGTGGTGGTACTACAACCGTAACACTAGGAGCTAACCCAGCTAACGGTGAATTGATTCAAGTGAATTATTTCGCTTAGTAAATAATTAAAAGAATTTCTTCGGGTTGGAGAATTAATAATAATACAATTTATTGTATTCCGCTCCTTTCTATGTTATACAAAATGATATAGAAAGGAGCTTTTTTATGTTTGTGATTTATATTAAATTGAATGGTGCCAAAGAAATAGCACCGGTGCCTTGCAAAGCGATATTTGAAAGTGCGATACTGGGATCTGATTATATGGAGCTACATGGTGTTGATGAAAGAATCAAAGATAATATCTTGCCAAAGGCCACGATCAAAGTCATGACGATACGCAAAGCTCATATTGAGTCAATCGTATCTTTTAATGCTTACAAAGAAGATGTTAGAAAAGATATTGTTGAACCAAAAGAAGAACCAAAGACAGAAAAACCACCGCCAAAGAAAGAAGTAGTGAAGAAGAAAGAAGAACCAAAGACAAAACGCAAGTATGTTCGAAGTGGTAAGTATTCAAAGAAGAACAAAGTGAAATAATCGAATGACATTTGATGAATACGACCGAGAAGCTGAAAAAACAGCTAACTATCCTAGAGTGAACAACATAGGCCTTTGCTATGTATTTTTGGGCTTGGTTGAAGAAGCTGGTGAATGTTCTGGAAAAATCAAAAAGATAATTCGTGATGAAGAAAGTATAGAAGTAGGAATACAGAAAAAGAAATATGATATCATCAAAGAGCTTGGTGATGTTCTATGGTACGTTTCAGCATGTGCTAGAGAAATCGGAACAGATCTAGAAACGATAGCCAAAGAAAATAATAAGAAGTTACAAAGTAGATATGAACGTGGTACGATAAAAGGAAGTGGTGACAACCGATAGGAGAATAGACATGTCAAATGAATTAAATTGGTTTCATATCAGACGTTGGAACAAAAATAGAGCAGTTAGAAAACATCAGTTTGAAATGGCAAAAAGAAATCCTTCAGAAACTGACGATCAAATCATCCGAGCAATAGCTCAGAACAATGTCACAATTACAAGAAAGGATACAGAAGATGAAAACAGGAAACAAGATCATAACGAAAGTTCTACCGAAACCGCTACACTGGACTCTACACAACATGATAGCTCATCCAACGAGTGAAATATTTTGGTTAGGTGGTTATGTATTACTTAAAAAGTTTGATCGTGGATCGAGTTTGATTAGGTTCGGTAATCTGATTCATGATATTACAATACCATATCATCAACGTGGTGAAGGGAGAGGATAATGTCAAAGAGCAATTGGAGCGGAGGATCTGGCTGGGGAGCTATAAACGATCCGACAGGGCTATTAACCGGTAGAGTGCTAGTCACTACAGCTGGTCAAAGTCAGTATGCAGAAGATTATTTGTTTACACTGGCAGGAACAACAACAAATTTCACTGATGTTCATTATGCAGTAACTATGAATTATGCGTTTCCTACATACGTCAGTGCTACTACGTTTAATGGAGCTTCATTGGGTATTATTAGCCGAGCTTCAGCTCTGACTACTACGGCCCCTACAACAGCTGAATCTTGTTATATTGGTCGAATATCGCCAAAAGATGGGGTTGCTGAAATAGTTAGAAGAGTGTCTGGTGTTGATACTGTGTTAGCTAGTTCTACTCTTTCAAATGATACATATACTTATGGTGTATTGCATACTATGAGATTGAATACATTTGGAACAAATCCCGTAACGATTCAATTCTTAGTAGATGATGAAGTGTTAGTTAATGCTGGAGATTCTTCGGTTTCAGCTTTGGTTACTGGATATGCTGGTATTCAAATGCAAGGTGGGACCGCTTATGTAGATAACTTCACGATATTCCAATATACTTCATCCGGAACAGGAGCTTATACTGGCCTATATCCAAACAGTTTCTATGACACAGCTGTAGATCTAACATCTACATTTCTCATTCTATGGTTAAGAGGTGATGTAGGTTTAACAAAGACTGGAGATTTTGTAGATTCGTGGGCAGATTCTTCACAAACTCGATTGGGTTCAAGTTATTCATTAACTCAAACCGGTAGTAATAGACCGGAATCGCCCACATCAGCTACGTTGAATAGTTTGGCTTATGTTCGTTTTGATCGATCAAAGAATAATTTTCTACAAGGAGCTATCAATTCTGGATTCGATATATTCAATTCGGGATTTAATCTAGGCGTAGCTATGTTTGCAGTAATTAGATTTTGGGAAAATAATGGTATAGTTGGAGATGGCAGATCTGTTTCAGATCCTGATGATACTGTAGCTCCACTTGGTAATTACGGAAGAGGATATCAATTTGAAGCTGTGAATTCTATTTTAAGTAGTACAACACACGACAGAGATGGAAGATTTTTCAACAATAGTGCGGCTCAAGTAAAGGGGCCGGCCTTTGTAATGCAGAATTGGGGAATACTAGAAATCATATCTTTTGGCACTATAACAAATAGAGCAGCTGTTTATTTTAATGGATCAATAGTGGGAACAGTACTATCTGATAGACCGTTGAATTCAGATTTATCAGATCCAGGCTTATTGTTTATGCTAGGTAGAAGAGTGTTTACTGAAACAGCTCCGGATTATCTATATGGATCATTTGATCTAGCAGAATATTTATTGGTTCAAGTTGGTTCTGGTGGCATGACAGATACGATTCGCCAAAAGACAGAAGGATATCTAGCTTGGAAGTGGAATTTAGAGGCCTTACTTCCTTCTAGTCACCCTTTTAAGACTTCACCACCAACATAATACTACAAATTGACATATAGATCATTTTGTGTTATTATTGAATATATACCAAAGGAGATCAACATGTTTGGAAAATACGCAACCAAAGGGATTGACATGCCACGTCAAGCTCTGTTCCGAGATTTAAGAGCTACATATATGGCTCAAACTGGTCATAATAATACAGAAACAGCGATGTTTCTTGAAATGAGTCCTCAATCTTGTAGTACGTTAGCGAGTGGTTCTGACAAACGTCAACCTCCGTGGTATGCAGTGATGAGATTGGTGGAATTTCTAGGATTGGAGCTTGTTCTTCAGGCCGACACTATTTTCATCAGAAAAATAATCAAAGAAGAACAAAGTGAAATAAAATCATAAAAAGTTTCACAGAGTAATACGTTTTGTGATATAATGATTTTACTACAACGGAGGTAAAAATGATTTATATAATCGTCACGACAGACATGCTTGATATGAACATGTATGTCACTTGTTACTCTACCAAAAAAGAGTTTGAAATACATAAAGCTCTAGCTGAAGAGCTTGAACGCAAAGATCAGCTATATGAAGGTGGTAATGGTTCAATAAGACATGATTTTCACGAAGTACCTTTGCTAGGTAAGTCTCTAAAAAAGATTGCCCTTTCTATAACAAAAGCTTGTCATGGTGATACGATCAGTGACGTTATTGATCAGATTGATGAACTAGATACAGAGGAAAATAACAACAACGGAGAAGATAATGACTAGAAAATATAGAAAACATATAAATTATAACAAAAAATATATCGTAAATAGACAAGTGTTAAAAGCATTGAGAAAGAAACACTTTGCAACGCAAACGAAGTTTGTAGAACATGTGAATTCAATCAACAAAGATGATCCTACGAAATCGGATTTTGTTATTTCATTATCTCACTACAAGCAAATAGAGAGCAAAGACCAAAAACTCGTCAAAGATACTGTATTAGAAGTATTTGCAAAAGTGTTTGGTTGTACTGTTGAAAATCTTATATATTCTGGTCCGGAAGAAAATAAGACATTCGATATAGTAGAGCAAGCTGTTCAAAGTGTTGTAGATACTGAAAATCATATTGTTGGTACTTGGCTAGAAACACTTGTAAATAAAACAATACAATTAGAAGAACGTATTGAAAAACAAACGAAGCTGATCGAAAAACAGAATAGCGAAATACAACGATTAAACACAAATATAAATATTGTTATGAATCGTGAAAGAACAGCTATGAAGAAGTCTGATGATAAAGAAGTGATATCAATACCGAAAGAAGATATCATTATGTATCTATTGAAAAATAACATGATAAACATAACGCATACCTCATAATGTGTTATAATAATTAAGAATCTTAAATACGGAGATAAAAATGAAAAGTCAATCTAAGATAAACCGGCTTATGGCATTAGGTCAAGTGTATGACGATAAAGTCAAAAGCAGCTCTTTGTATCCTAGTGGAATACAAAACGCTAGAAGAAAAATATCAGAAGCTGAATATAAAAAGAAGAAAGCAAAAAGAAAGAACAAAAAGAATAGGAGATAATCATGAGTAATGTAGCAAGTGATCAAGTAAGATATGACTGGATAGATTCGTTGACAGAACGGCCTAACCTATCACCGGAACAGAGCGAAAAATTGAGGATCTGGATATGTGGTGAAATGAGTAAATATATCGGATCTAGAAAAACGTATCTATTAAAGAAGATAGTCAAAATGTATCCATCTTTAGTTTCAGCTGTCATGCTTGATTTGGCGGTGATAGTACAACGTGAAGAGCTGAAGGTACTTCGTAGAGAGCCTGGAGGAACACGTTGCGATTGTTGTGATCAATACGTTAAGGAATACAAAAGAAAGGTATCGAAAAATATGTGTGTATTTCTTCAATCACTTGTATTTCTATCAATGAAGTCAAAAAGTCAGGGAAAAGGTGAATATGTTCACTTCAAAGAATGTGACTATCATAGTCATGACTATCCCTATGTTGTTCATTGGGGATTAGCTGAGCGTTCTGAAGAAGAACAAGGAATGTATAGACCTACTGATCTAGGAATAAAGTTTGCGTTTGGTAAATGCGAAATTCCGAAGTTTATCTATACATACAACAATCATAAAACAGGAATAGATAAAACCGAAATGGTAAAGATAACAGATGTTCATAGTGAACGATTTGATCTTGAAGAAATGCTATCAAGTGTAGTAGAAGAATCGAATGTTATAGAATTGCGAGCTTCTGAATGATGAAACTTGGCAGTTTGTTTTCTGGAATAGGTGGTTTTGAAATGGGCTTGAGTAAAGCTCTAACTTTCAAAACCGCTTTTCTATGTGATAACGATAAAGCTAACATATCATTACTGTCAAAGAGGTTTGACGATATACCAGTATATGATGATGTAAAGAATATCAATAAACAAACTGTAGATATGGATATAGATATTTTGTGTGGTGGTTTTCCTTGTCAAAATATTTCTATAGCAAATACTAAAACTAGAGACGGTCTAGCTGGGGCCAAATCTGGACTTTGGTTTGAAATGGTAAGAATCATAGAAGAATATAGGCCGGCTATCGTAGTTGTGGAAAATGTTCCAAATATCAGAAGTGTATGCTTAAATGAAGTATTGATTACGTTGCATAACATCAATTATTCTGTTGAATGGGTAACGATATCAGCTGAACAGCTTGGGGCTCCTCATTTGCGTAGACGTTGGTTTGCCGTTGCATATCCGAATCATGACAAAGAATTAGATTATTATTTTGAAAGAAATATAGAAATGAAAGAATACTGGAATGAAGAAGCTAGTGTATCTGAAATGATACCAACAAATGATATTGATATTAAATATCGAAACAAGCAAAGAACGAGAGTTGAACAGCTTGGAAATGCTATCGTGCCGGCATGTAGTGAGCTGATAGGACATTGTATAAAAGACAGTTTTCTGATATCTGGAAATAGATCAGTATTCCCGAGTAAAGCAAAAATAAACGCTCGAATCAAAGATAATAGAATAATTAGCGATCAGCTGAATCTATGGAATACAGACAATGAATATTCAGAAGTACTACCACAAAACGGAAAAATGTTGAATGGTGTTCTATATGAGTCAAATGCAATATCATATACATTAGAACGCAAATACACAAAATCGTACTTCACCCCTTGCAAAGCTGACGGAAAAAGATTGAGTCATTGCGATTCTACTATGACTTTTGACACGTTGTTAATGGATATGCTCAGAAAGTTAGGAACTACTGACGAGGATCGAATCAAATACAAGTACATGGTGAATCCAAACTTTGTAGAGTATATGATGAACTTCCCACACGACTGGACTAAAAATGAAGCCTGATTTTAAGAAGCTCATATCAAAAGCGTATTATGATAAAGAAGTATTCAAGCGATTGAAACAAAATCATAATTTGCAATACAATAAAGTCATAGATAACATTATTACAAAACATTTTGGAGATATGAAAATGAAACCTAGAATATTGAGCAGAGTAGAGCAGAACGGCTACATGACTTTTGAAAGAGGTCAGTACAATCTAAATATAATCGGTGTCAGATCGATAACGAGAGAAGCTAACAAGTTTGACGATTGGCTATATGTCGTTTACAAGGATGAATCTGATGAATGGGTACAGTTGAAATTTCAGATAACAACAGATCCAGGCCTCTATCACTTGCAGAATCCTAGTAGAGTTGAGGGTACAGCTATTCTGGTTGCCGGTCAATATAGAAGTAGTCATAAGTTAGGGCTTCACAGAGGAAAATACGAAGCTCTTACACAAGTTGGTAAAGTTAGAGTATATCGTGACAATACCAAAGACCGAGAGTTAGATCTAGAAGCTGAAACGTATCAAAATGGTTATTTTGGAATTAACATTCACCGATCCAATGCTACTAGAGAATCAACACAAGTAGATAAATGGTCAGCCGGATGTCAAGTTTTCGCTAACCCAAATGAATATGACATGTTTATATCGTTGTGTAAGAGATCAGCTGAAAAATGGGGTGATACGTTTACATATACACTATTAGAGGATTGATATGGGTTTGACAAAATTATCAAAAGAGAAATTAAGTAACAATCTTGATTTAGTTGTATCAGTAAGCGGAGGAAAAGACAGTACAGCTACATGTCTGTATTTGTTAGAAAACGGATATACAACGAATGATTTTGAAAGAGTATTTTTTGATACAGGCTGGGAATCCAAAGAAACGTATGACTATTTAGATTACTTAGAAACTAAGATCGGAAAGATCACACGATTAAAGAAACATGTCGATATTTCTCAATTTCCGAAAGAAACGCAACAAATGATTTTAGAAATTGAAAGTGATCTAGGTTTTGAAAGCCCGTTTGTAAGACTATGTTTCTATCATAAGTGTATGCCTAGTAGATTTCGCAAGTGGTGTACTAGAAGCTTGAAACTAGAAGTAGTTAAAGATTATTTCGACAATCATGATAATGATGTAATATCTATCATAGGCGTTCGAAGAGCTGAAAGTAGAGCTAGAGCAAATGTAGAAGAATGGGATTATCATGATCATTTAGATTGTGATGTATGGAGGCCGTTATATCTATGGTCGGAAAAAGACGTAATTGATATACACAATAAGCATAATATTCTACCGAATAATTTGTATCTACAAGGAAGCTCGAGAGTGGGTTGCTATCCTTGTATTTATGCAAAGAAAAAAGAAATTTCTATTTTAAGTACAGAACGAATAAAAATAATTGAAAAATTAGAAAAGTATACTGGTATTCATACGAAAAAAACAACAAACACACAATCACAAATTGAAAGATTAGAAGAAGTAAAAGAAAAATACGGATATTATTTCAATCAATTTTTTTCAAGAAAAGAACATGATCCTTTTTCTGAAGTTGTTCTTTGGAGCAAAACAACGCACGGTGGAAAACAATTTAAATTGTTTGATACAGACGAACCATCTTGTAGTAAATGGGGTTTGTGTTCAGTTTGGGAAAATAAATAACAAAAGGAGAGGATAATGTCTACAGACGAATCAAGTCAGAAAAGCAGACATCTACAATTAAATCTTTGCAAGATATTGAACTTAGAAGAAGAAGAAGATTATAAAAAGATAAAGACAGATAATCTTACTCAGATAGGTTCGTCAGCTCATGCAGATAACGAAAGAGAAAAAAATGACTTCTATGCTACGCCACAATCAGCTGTAGTTAATTTCTTAAATTGTTATCTATACAGAGATAAAGAAGTGTTGGATAAAAATCTATGGGAATGTTCCTGTGGGGATGGTGCTATATCGAAGATTTTGGAAAACAACGGATATAATGTTTTTTCATCAGATTTGATAGATAGAGGATATGGAGAACAAAGCGATTTTATGACTTATCAAGAAAATGTTGGAGGTGGCGACATAATTACAAACCCACCTTTCAAATTGATTCTTCCTTTCTTAGAACACGCAATCAAATTATTAGAAAATGGAAATAAGTTAATATTCTTAATGCGTCTACTTTGTTTAGAAGGAAAGCAAAGAAACGAATTTTTTAAGAAACATCCAATTAAATATGTCTATATTCATACAACGAGAATAGCTTGTACTTTGCCTGATGTTCAAACCAAACCAGTTACAGCGATAGCTTATGCTTGGTATGTATGGGAAAAAGGCTATGAGGGTGAAACTGTTATTCGTTGGTTGCCTTAGAGGAATAGAACAATGATACAATTACACAACAAAGATTGTCTGGAAGCTATGAAGTCAATGAAAACAGATCAATTTGATCTAGCTATTGTAGATCCGCCTTACGGAATGCTCGAGGCCGGTATGCAAATGGGTGGAAAAAAAGGATCTTCTTTTCAACGTAAAGAAGTAAACAAATGGGATAAAAAGCCACCGAAAGAATATTTTGATGAACTGTTTCGAGTATCAAAGAATCAGATTATCTGGGGTGGTAACTACTTCGGTCTACCACCTACGAGAGAATGTATTTGTTGGGATAAAAAGAATTGTATGCCGTCTTTTTCACGTTGGGAAATGGCATGGACCAGCTTCAAAGGTGTGATGAAAATGTATGAACATATAAGTCAAAATCCAAATAGAATACATCCAACACAAAAGCCGGTAGCTCTATATATGTGGCTACTTAATACTTATGCAAAGCAGGGAGATAAGATCCTAGATACGCATATCGGATCTGGCAGTATTGCAATAGCTTGCCATGAGCTGAAGTATGATCTTGAAGGTTATGAAATAAATAAAAAATACTATCAGAAAACAATGTATAGACTAAAACAACATCAAAGACAATTGAAATTATTTTAACGGAAATAACGAACATGATAAACATATACAATGAAGATTGTTTACAAGCTATGAAAAACATGAATGATAATAGTTTTGATCTAGCTATCGTTGATCCTCCGTTTGGAATTGGAAACTTTGTTCAAACTAGCGGGGCCAAACGTGGATCAAAAGTTGATTGGAATGATAACATTCCGACAGAAGAATATTTTTCAGAACTGAAAAGAGTATCAAAGAATAGAATCATATTTGGAGCAAATTATTTTAATTGCTTTGAAGAAAAATATGGAGCTATTATTTGGGTAAAAAATCAACCCATGCCGGATTTTTCAAAGGCCGTGATTGCTTCATGCACTTTTCACAAAAAGATTGAAATATATGAACAAACATGGACTAACTTTGTAGCTAAAGGAAGAAGTACAAAACATCCTTGTGAAATGCCTGTTGGAATATACAAATGGATTTTGCGTAACTATGCAAAGCAAGGAGATAAAATATTAGATACTCACTTAGGCTCTGGTTCAATCGCAATAGCTTGTGATGATATGGGCTATTCGTTGGATGGGTACGAACTAGATACAGGATATTATGAAGAAGCTTGTAAACGATTGAAACAACATCAAAGACAATTAAAGCTCTTTTAATTTGCATACTAAATCATTTTGTGTAATACTTAAATTGTTCGTTGACAAAAACAGCCAAGCAATTTTTCTTCTCCGTTGTTAAAGTTTTAAGGAAATTTGCTTTTGAAAGGGTGACTCATTTCGTTGGTTGCCCTTTCTTCTTTTTGTCAGAAAGTGACCGACAAAGATAACACTCTTCATGTTATGAATAATTAACAAGGAGAATAGAACAATGAACATAACAGAATATCGAACTGTAATGAATAGATATGAAGATAGCGAACGAATCAAACAGATAGGCCCAGCTTGGACTTTTACAAATAGCGAATTCGTTGAGCTAGGTTGTAAAAGAAAATGGTCGTATGGTTATTTGATGAATATAGAAACAACAGAAAAAGGAGACGCTCTTTTATATGGGATCGTTTGGCATGTAGTAATGGAACATGCATTATTAAGAATGAAGAATACAGATACATGTATAACCAAAGAAGAAGCTCTGGAACTGATTGAAATCGTAGGAAGAAAGTCTTTTGAAGAAGAACGTGAAGCAATACAAGTAATCGAAGAAGCTAAAGAAGAATGGATAGAAAACTGTTTGGATAGAATGAAAAGAGCTATCGTGGGCTGGTGCGATCATTGGGCCATACTTCATAAAGAATACGAAATCATAGCAATAGAGCAAACTCTAGCCAGGCCTATACTTCATCCTCAGACCGGTGAAATCTATAGTCCAAAGACATATATAATAGAAGAAGATGATTGTTTATATCCAGCTGGTATCAACAAAGAACGATCCAATTTGATTGATGTATGTATACCATACTGGAAAGTAGGAAAAGCTGACGCTATACTTCTCAAACGTGGAACAAAATCGCTTTATATACTAGATCATAAGACAACATCACAACCTACTTCATACGAACGAAAGTTTTTATTTGATATGCAGTTATCTGGCTACTGTTCTCTACTTGATTACGAAATCAAACATGGAGATATGACGTATTTATCAAAATATGAAGTCAAAGGTGTCATTTGGGATCTATGTCATAGCAAAGTGCCAAAACCACCGGAACCGTTAAAGTCCGGCAAACTATCAACAGCTAAGGCCAAACTTGTTCCGAGTTGGATCTATGAAGAATCTATTATCAAATATGAATTAGATCGAAGTGATTATGAAGAACATTTGGAAATGCTAAAGACCAAAGCAGATCCGAACTACTTCTGTTTTTTGATTACATCAATTAATGAAAATGACATGACACGATCTGTATTAGAAGATTATAGTACAGCTTGCTCTATGCATGAACTGAAAACAAAACTTATCAATGCTGATAATATGACATTCCAATATACAGCTTCTAGGTATCCTATATGTCAACAATATCTCAGCTGTAAATATAGCTATTTATGTCAACCGAATGTAGCAATCGAAGATATAAATGAAACAATAAAGCACAAAATATATTGGAAAAAGATTGAAAATAATACAGATTATGATATAATTAACTCAGACCAATTAGGTCTACCTTTCTAATTCAACGGAGAAAAATATGTCTTTTAAGATAGAAAAAGCTTCCAAAGCTTCAAGTAATGCACCGATCAAGGCTTTGATATACGGTGATTCTGGTGCAGGAAAAACAACCCTAGCAGTTACAGGGCCTGGACCGGTTCTAGTACTATTAACCGAACGTCAAGCGATTACATCAATAAACTCTTCCAATCCCGAAGCTGATATTATTTATGTCAATACAGCTCAAGATGTAAGAAACGTGATAGGAGCTTTGCGAAATGGTGATAAATCACTAGCAAAATATAAAACATTAGTAGTCGATTCTTTGACAGAAACACAACGATTAATTCAAGACGATATACTGAAAAAGGCTAGAAGAGATAGTATGCAATTGCAAGATTACGGAAAACTCGCAGACGCAACGAAAGGACTCATCAGAACACTGAGAGATCTACCTATCAACGTCATTTGTACCGCTCTTATGGAACACGATAACGAAGAAGCTACTGGCAAACGTCATTATAGTCCTATCTTTATCGGTAAGAAAACTGGTCGTGAAATCGCTCAATGGTTCACGATAATAGGTTACTTATATCGTAGAGATGTAAAAGAAGAAAACGAACGTGTTTCTCAAAGATACGTTATGTTTGATGGCCCTTCTACAGTACTTTGCAAAATCGCAAATCCGTTAGAAGGTATCATTAAAGATCCAAAAATGGATAATATCATTCAATCAATTCAACAATACAAAGGATAAGGAGAAATCATGCCAAAAATAAATCCTTCTGATCATCAATCATCCAATAATGATCGGAGATCAACAGAACCAATGAAAGCAGGAAAGAAGATACTAGCACCAGCTTCGGCCTCTTTTCGATACACAATGAATCAAGAACGATATTGCGAAATATTTTATGTTTGTTTGCACGATCTTGATAATAAAGAAAACGGTGATGTAGGTAAAACGATAAGTCAACGATATCTATTAAGAGAATCGCATAACTGGAGATGGGCCGAACTAGCTGCCGTTTTAATGTATAGTGATGTATTCGATAATGAAGATCCCAAAGATGTTCAAGCTCTTCTCTTAAAGAATGGCAATCGTATCAAAGTAGATCTAGTAGATGATGAATATAACGGAAAGAAAAGACTACAAATGAGAAACTTATCAAAAGTACTGAAAGACGGAAAAGTACCGGAATACACTGATAGCGAAGTCAAACATGTATCAGAAGCTGAAAGCAACTATGCAAAAGTCAATGAATACAGAATTGAACAAGGCTGGACTACTGAAATACTTCCAAAATATCAAAAGAGTACATCAAATGAACCAGATGAAAATGATGATTGGGATATTCCTGATGATGATGATAATAACGATATCCCCTTTTAAGGAATAAAGAAGAATGATTGTTGTAGGTATAGATCCAGCTAGTAATGGAGCTGCTACGATATTGAAAGATAAAGTAGCACAAGTCGTATTTGAATGGAAATGTAGAAATAGGAAAGCAGGCCGTGTCTATGTTCTATCTATATCTACATACGGTTCTGATGAAAAAACGGTCATAGATTGTAAATGTGGAGCTGATATAGGAGCACAAATAGGTGCGTATGTACTATTACTGAAAGAAGAAGATGAACTTTTTTATCTATGCAGTGAAGACGCCTATGTCGGTTCTAACAATCGAACAGCTATTATCGTATCTCGGTTTGCTGGGATGATAGCCGGATCTGTTCACAACTACACCAGATCATTGAATAGAGTTATGTGGGTACAACCAAACAAATGGCGAAAAGAATTAATTTCGGTCCCATACTTCACAAAAAGAGAAGTAGTAAAAAAATACTCGCTTGAATACGTTCCAAAGAAAGTACCTACTGTAGATCATCATTTGGCAGTACTCGGAATACACGATCATATCACTGATTCGGCTGGCGTAGCTATGTGGGCTTGGAATGAAATAAACAAAGAACAATAAATATCGCTGTTTTTTACAACGGAATAAACATGCAAGATCACGAATTTGTATTCAATGAATACAACAAGTATCGAAAACATATAAAGAAAAACAAGTCTGTCATATCAAACGCAAAGATTAAGAAAATCAAAGCAATATTAAAACAGACAACAAAAGACGATCTCATACTTCTATTTGAATATCTATCAAATAGCGAAGATGATTATGTAAAGTTTATCAATGGTGATAATGAAGCTCAACGATTCTACGGAACACTTGATAATCTTTTCAGAAAATCAAAGATCAAAGAAAAAATCAGTAGAGCTAAGAAATGGAAATCTCTACAAAACAAAAATATTCCTACTCAAGATCTATTCATGCCTTTTATGTTGCTAGAAAAATCAGAAGTAGATAAATATTATCAAAACGAATTCAACGAATACGAAGAATCAAGTGAAGAAGAAGAGCCCAACATAACACTCTCAAATCTTCAAATGTCTATCTTTGCTCAACAATCAAAGGACAACGAACAAAAATGAAATGGTATGAACAAATCAACGAATCAGGAATCCATTCAGTAGCTTCAGCACTCGGCCTAACGATCAGAAAAAATATGATTACACCATGCCCAGCTTGTGGAGCTGAAAAAAGAGGAACAAACGACAAACGACCTCCAATTGGTTTCATTAAGAACCTCAAAGGCTGGACTTGTCACAAATGCAAAGCAACCGGCAATATTATCGATCTCATAGCATATACACTTCAAGATAAACGATACAGAGAACTACCTAAAGAAGATCGTAAAAAAGTAATGAACTGGGCTGAAGAAAACAAACTTTATATCAATCAACAAGCTGAAACATTCAAGAAAATAATCAGTACTTACAACCTCACCGATCAACAAGTACCCACAAACAACACACCCGAAGAATCAAATAGCCCTTTCAAATGGGAAAAAGATATACATCTTAAATATCATAACAATCTTTATGATATGCCCTTTGGCCTTCACGTTATTGAATACTTATATGATTATAGAAAGATCAAAGATAACGTCATACGAAAATTTCAACTCGGAGCTATGCTTGACCAATTTGATAATATTTGGATCGTCATACCACTACGAAACAAAGAAGGTGAAGTTATAAATCTCAAATTCCGATCACTTCCCAAACAGGATGAAAAAAAGAAAATACGACACTGTAGCGGTCGACCTATGACTCTATTTAATATAGATAACCTTGATCATCATTATGATACCAATATAATCATCACTGAAGGGGAATTTGATGTACTAGCATATCTATCAGCTAACCCAAATGTAAACGTCTGTTCTGGTACTACGGGGGCCAAATCCAACTGGCCTGATGATTGGCTAGACGCTATCGAACCCTTTGAAAATATCTATATCAATTATGATGATGATGAAACCGGTAAAGAAGGAGCTGATAAACTTTCATCAAAACTCGGAAAAGAAAGATGTTACAAAATGAAATGCGATACATACAACGACTTCAATGAATACATTATGAATAATGAGGAAACGAAATGGCTTGATGATATTCAAAAGTTTATAAACAAAGCTGTATCCTTTCAAGAACATATTGCTCTCAAAACCGTAAGCGACTATCTTGATGAACTCGAAGATCTTATATCAAATCCTCAACAACTCAGAGGACTCAAAACTTCATCCGCTAGAATAGATTCATGTGCCGGTGGCATAGGGGCCGGCTTATGGGTTATCACCGGTGACACAGGACACGGTAAAACAACATGGGCCACCTTTGAATGTTGGTATCAAGCTCAACAAGGCGTTCCTATCATGCTAACCTCTTTCGAACAATCTCCAATCGGAACATGTCAAAAACTTCTCAGGTGCCAACTCGGGCAGGACTTCACAAAAGTATCTAAAGAACAACGAAGAACAGCTATGAACCAACTCGGAGCTATGCCTCTTTATATCCTCGATCAATATGGAAATGCTTTATTACAAGATATCATATCCTCTATTAAATACGCTCAAAGAAGATACAACATCAAAATAGCACTTATCGATCATCTAGGTTTTCTCATAAATACAGACCAAAACACTGATGAACGCAGAGAAATAGAAGCTGCTGTTAGAGAACTCGCCACCATAGCTATCGCTTCTCAACTAACTATATTCCTCATATGTCACCCCAATAACCTTTCAAACGTGCAACAACGCAGAGTTAAAATATCTGACCTCAAAGGTGCTTCAGCAATAAAACAAGACGCTCACGTTGGGGTAGTAGTACAACGTCAACCTATAACAACAGAAAGACCATACCCAACAACTACTCTATTCTTTGATAAAGTTAGATCCGAATTCGGGCAAGCAGGCTCCCACTGTACTCTAGCTTTCGATCCCATAGCATGTGTTTATAAAGATGAATGGGTATCCACACCAGCTGCTCAAAGAGGGGCCAAAATAATCGTACCAAATAAATAACAAAGAACAGGAAACTAACATGAAATTATTACATGGTGATTGTCTTGAACTGATGAAAAACATTGAAGATCAAAGTATCGACATGATTCTATGCGATCTTCCTTATGGTACTACAGCTTGTAAATGGGATACTGTAATACCGTTTGATCTTCTTTGGCACCAATATGAACGAATTATTAAAACAAATGGAGCTATAGTTTTGTTTGGTCAAGAGCCTTTTTCTTCTCATCTCAGACTAAGCAACTTAAATCTTTATAAATATGATTGGATATGGAAAAAGTCTAACCCATCAAACATAGCACTAGCTAACAAACAACCTATGCGATATCATGAACTCATATCTGTATTCTATAAAAAACAACCAACCTATAACAAACAAATGATTCAAAGATCTGAAAATGGATCTAAAGCTATAAAAACACAACAAAAAAGCGGTAAACCATTTGTAAATAGACGCAGTGAACAAACAGGACTTAAACATATTGAAATAGATCCTAACAAATATAACACAAAACTCAAAAATCCATCTACCATATTAGAATTTAACTCTTTACGCCCTACATCTAAAGAATTCGTAAAACATCCAACTCAGAAACCAATATCACTACTTCAATATCTCATTCTTACATACACAAACGAAAATGAAATTGTATTGGATAATTGCATGGGTAGTGGAAGCACTGGTATAGCTGCATACAATCTTAAACGTCAATTTATCGGTATCGAAAAAGATAACACCTACTTCAATCTTGCAAAAGAACGTATTCAAGATCATCAATGGAAACTATTCTAAAATAAAGGAACATCATGACAAACTTCTTTCAATCCACAAAACGATTCTCCGGATATTCGGTAGCTTTCAGACAGTACAAAGCCACACACTCTCATTGTCAATACATACATGGATACTCGCTTGAATTCATAGCTACCTTTCAAGGACAACTTGATCAATATAACTGGGTCAATGACTTCGGTATATTCTCAAAAAATGGCACCAAACAACAACTAAAATATATGTTCGACCATACAACCCTCGTAGATGAAAACGATCCACACATCAATATCTTTCAAACTCTTCATCATAAAAAAATCATTCAAATGAGAGTCGTGGAAAACCTATCATCTGAATACTTCGCTAAAATCGTGTTCGATATCCTTTCTGAACAAAATACCGATCTCATGAAATGTATCAAAGTAGAATGTATCGAAAACAAAAATAACTCAGCTTCTTATTCAATAGGAATATAATCATGAACAACTTAAACAACCAAATAACCATAGCTTATAAATGCAACCTCAATAAAATAGATGATGAACTCAAAGACCAAAAACTTACAACTCTATTACAAGCAGGATACGAAATAAAAAGTATCATCCCTGTCGAAGATTCCGGTATTCCTACCGCTATCCTGATTCTAAATAAAAACAACAATAACAAAAAACCTTACACGATCATACACTTTCTTACATTCTTATTCTGTTCTTTACACTTAATTTTCATGTTCTTACAAACTACATAAAAACTAGCAAAATCTCAACATCTATATTCATTCGATTACTACTAAACAAAATACAAACTTACACATCAAGCTTTTTCATGTTAAATTACTTCTATATTATAGACTCAAAATATGTATCCTTTTGTTCGATACATGAAGCTGTTTCTATGATTCTGTAAAGTGTAATGTTCAATGAGGTACATGATATGAGTAAGTCAAAAGAATCGAAAATAAAGCTATCTATGGCAATCTATGAAAATGAGAAAGAACAAGCTCATAGAGCATTTTTGCTTTTTGCTATGCAAGCTCCAAACAAACGAAGTCAAAGAGCGGTAGCTAAAGCGGTTGGATGTTCGGCCCCTTCAATTGGTGAATGGAAAAAACGGTTTGAATGGGAAGAACGGATCAAAGAGGCCGGACCAGCTCATGATTCAATCGCACAGAAAACATATAATGAATTATATTTCAAAAAAAATGGAATGAGGGAAATCGCAGTAATCGAAAAGAGAATATTGGCACCAATTTCTGTTGTTGGAACGACTTCCAGGCCGATAGGCGAACAAGTTATTAAAACGGTCGAGCAGTCAGTGAGTACTGTCAAAGAAAATAAAGAATCTACATTATTTGATGATCAAATGAAAGCTAGACACTTGGATCTTGTGGACCGATCAATTCAATATATATCTGATTGTTTACAAACCGGTGATGTAAAAGTAACACTGAGAGATTTGCCGGTAATGTTGGATCTTCGAGATCATTTAACAGGAAAAGTCAAAGAAGATGAGGCCAAAGGTGGATCGATAGTTATAGAAACAATCCGAGTAAAAGACGCAAAGAAGTCTGGAGGCGATCTGATTCAAGCTATGCTGGAAGATTCAAAAGAGTTAGTAGCAATATTTGAAAGCTTATCATTACAAGGGAAGTACAATCCAAAGGAGGATATAAATGCCGGAGAATGATCGATTAACAAGCACCATAGATCGCTTGATCAGAGGTGATACGAGAAGTTTAGATAGCGATATAAATCCGTTACAACTACCAAATCAAGATAAAATCCTACGTCATTACACGTTAGGAGGCCCAGAATCTGATCGTGATGTTAGAATGTATTTGGAGCTAGCCGATCTGTTGAAGCTCGTAGAGATAGCTAAGAAGTCAACGATAAATAGAGTGGTCTTACCGAGAGCTGGCGTTACTCTAACAGTTAGAGAGTCACATGGTGGCCATGTTTATGAAACTTTACATTTGGTTTCCGGAATGCCACTACCAGAGGCCGGACCAGAAAACATGAGTATCAAAGCTCCTGTGAATGTATCGCAGTGGGATATGAAGAAGTAAGCTGATATAGCAGTAGATCAATATTGCCAAGATGATCTTTTTAGATCGTATGATCCTTTGTCTAAGCTAAAGCATAGACGTGTGTCTTTTTTTCTTTTTTCTTTTACTTTTTTCTAGATCTAGATGAATCTGGTGAAGCTGCTAGAGCAGATCAATCCCATGTTAAGCAAAAAAACGCTCAATAATATTTGTTGTTCATTTTATTTGGGCTGAAAAAACTATGATACCTTGTTGAATCAGCTTATTAAAAACTATGTAGAGAGCCTGGAATGTCCTTGTTTAGTGCATGGTAGTGCGGAATAAATCTTTTTACTCGTATCGCTAAACCTTTGGAAGTTACTTGACCATATAGGGATTTCACTATTCAGCTCTTCAGTGCTCCACTTCGCTATAAACGTGCATATTCCATACACAAGCTCGGCTTATTTTGTAAAGAGCCTATCATAACCAGGCCTTAAATCCGTAATCTCAAAGGAGATATTTGGAAGTGTTGATATAATAGCAAAGAAGATCCTATTTATACAAGTAAAATAAAAAAAAAAATAATTTCAAAAAAAGTGCTTGACATATCACGATATGTATTATAAGATAATTACATAACCAATCAACAGCGGAGCTTATTATGTCTTATTACTCATCTTATCTCTATCAAGCTAGACAACAAGCATGGAAGATTATCCATGCCAAAGAGAGCTGGAAGAAATCATCTTTAATGAATGAGCTTGTGAATGGTACTTGGAAGTACCTCACAAAGAAAGAGAAAGATGAAATTATAGAGCTTATCAAAAGAGAGGGGAAATAACATGAAAGATATCATGAAAATAATGAAAAAGGCCAAAGGACTGGACCGCAAAGCTCACTTTGAAAACGGTGGTACAGTAGCGAGCTGGCGAGGAAGAAAGAATATATATAAGAATAAGAAAAAATATACTCGTAAGACCAAACATAAAAAAGGAGAATAAATGTCTGTATCTTTCTATTCAAGTGATTATAAAGTCGATTGTAATTTTAGCAATCGAAACTTTTCAGATATCTGGAAACTTCTCGGATTCAATCTGGATGATGAGAGCTGGTTTGGGGAAATGTCTCCAATCGTTTTGATGGGCCGTGTTCAAACAGCTCAGAAGAACACTGTAGCCCAAGCAGTAAGGCCGGCCTTACTAGATGAAGGTGAAGAATACTTTAGCCTAGAATCTGGTAATCTGGAGCTTGAAAGATATGCTACTTTAATTGATTGTGGCAGTACTGAAGGGCAGATCTATAATAGACTAGAAAGGTTAGAAGCTGTATGTCGTTACTGTATTCAAAACGATCAGCAAATTCAATGGGCATGATCTTTTTTTCAAATAATTACATTTTTTTTATTTATATGCTTGACATAATACGAAACGTGTTATAAAATATATATATAAGTTAATGACGGAGTTTAAAATGACAATCACAATCGAAATCATAAACGAAACAACGATAATCAGAACACTAGGCATGACATTCTATTTAGTAGATGGTCAAGTGGTAGATTCACTAGATGAAGAAACTAGAGACCTAGAATGGAATAGTTTGGAAGAATTCATAGAGTCTTGGAAATAATCAAAATAAACAATAAGGAGCTGACATGCTTAATATCAATACAATCAACAATACAACTACAATAACCTTCACCGGAAAGCTTCAACGTGTAGCAGCTGCGAAGTACTTCCAAAAGCTTCTCGGATTAAATCTATCTCAAGCTCTCTTGAAAGTTCAGGAACTTAGAAACAATGGATATATTATCATAGTCCTATAAAAAAATATAAAATAAATTAAATAAAAGTGATACTTTTATTTGCAAGTAATAATACAAAATGCTATATAATAGTATCACTTCAACACAACGGAGAAAATTATGTTTGGTATCGGAGATAGAGTTTTTCATCAAACCTTAGGCTATGGTGTTATTAAATGGGAAGTGTCCTGTTTAAATGACTGGTACACAGTTAAATTTGATAGCGGAATAGAGCGAAATATAAAAGGCACTCGATTGCTTCATCTTTGGGAGGTGTAAAATGTATTTACTTTCAATAACTGTATCAGGACAGGACACAGAATTTTATCTATTCAATACTGAGTCAGCAGCTAGGCTATATCTAGCTGGTATCCTAAAAGAATCAGCAGCTGAATACAAGATCTTGTATCTAAACGATCAGCATATAAATAACTATAACCATGTTCGAGAAAATAATGTATACGGCATTGATATCCAAACTTGATATTCAAGAGGCCGGCTTCGGCCTGGATGAAGCTTCTATAACCAAATATGGGGAGCTTCATCTATTTCCAGATAAACGAGGATCTTTATATTGGAAAGATTCCGGTACACAAATAACATTTGTTTTCATACTGCTACCAAAGGAGCTAACATGAATCCACTATCATCCAGAAGGTACACAGAACTAGCTGATAAAGCGTCTTATGTTATGACGTTGCTAGCTCGATACCTAGAACTCAAAATAGAACAACTAGAACAGAATAAAGGAGATAAATAAATGAATATTATACCAATTGAAACACTGAAACAAATGATAGAAGAAGCTTCAGATATCGATCAACTGTTAGAAGTAGATAAGATCGTCAAAGATCAAAAGAACTTCTATAGAAGAACCTATATGAAAAACATGAGTAAGCTCAATGATATATGGCAGAATTTAGGTCATACGTTGATTGATCCATCTACTAGACAGATATCAAATGACTTCTGTTTGAGTACCGTAGAACAGTATTTTAAGCAGATTCCAGCTACATTAAAGAATGACGTTGATGATATTGAAAAGATACAGCTGCAGCTTGAACACTTATTGAAAAGAATAACAGATCGATATGGTGAAATGAGAAGAAATAACTTTACACAACAGATCATAGAAGAAGATCAAGTATTCTATAACGAGATAAAAGACTATTCATTAAATGAATTAGAAACACTGAAAGAACAGATTGAAATAAAGATGGTTGTACTACTTGAAGAAAAACAGCTCATTGAAAAGAATCATAGAAAGATGAATATAGAAGATGAAATAAGAAGTTACAACTTATTGATCAACAAATTAGATCTTCGTATCCGAATCATTGATCATATTACAGAAAAAAGAAGTGCATAATCTATCATTGTGTGTTATTCTGTAGAAACTTAATCATTATTTTTTTAATTCGGAGCTAATCGCTCCCTTAACTAGAATCAAAAAATATAGATTGTTTTTATTTATTTTCGTATGAAGTAGGATCTTGTGGATAGATCCTACTTTTTTTTTGGGCCAGGCCGTTCGGATATAACGACATACAATATTTTTTTTGAAATAAATATAAAAAAAGTTTATTATTTGCTTGACATAATACGTTCTGTGTTATAAGATTACTATATAAGCAATCAACAACAACTTTAAACTTAAAAAATCGGAGATTAAAAATGTCTTACATCACTATCGACACCGCTAACAACCTTGTAACCTTTGATATCATTGGTTCAGCTGATGACTTCACCTTTTTGGATGTAGTTAAGACCATAAAGTTCGCAGGTTTCGGCCTTGCCGTAGCTGTCCCAGCAGCTCGAATCTTGGTAGCTTCTGGTTCTATCACAATCGCTAAATAATCAACTAACAAGGGGCCACGGCCCCTATTACAACGGAGATAAAAATGATTCTAGTAACAAATATCATCTGTCAATTTGGAGATATACCAACATCACTTCAAATTGATACAAATGAAGTAGATGTTGAAGATATAGAAACCATAGTACAATACATACAAGATGAATATCTTGATAATGTTATCAGCTTTGATATGAATGGTGAAACATACGATTTTTCAAGTTATTATGATTCAGATGATGATTCAGACTATCAAAGCAATCTCGTACCAGATAATAGTCATTATGAAGATATGGATGGGGAATGGCAACCTTACAGAAGTAACAGATAAGAATACAAAAAGCATTATTATGCTAAGCTCACCACATCACAAAAAAACGACCTCCTTCTTTGGAGGTTGTTCTAGTTTTGTATGAAAAAATTGTATCAGCTGAAAAAAAAGATCACGATCTCGATCTTTTTCGATCAGCAACCAGGCCGTTATATCCGCAGTGCAAAATATTTATTGAAAAAAAATGAAATTATTTTGAAAAAAAACACTTTGAACTATTTACATCTAACGTAATATGTATTAGAATATATATATAAGCAATCAACAACGGAGATTCAAATGAGATATCAATCAGTAGAAATCACAACAGAGAATGGAACCATTATCGCTATCTCTAGCGAAAGAAAGGTAGCTATGGAAATCATCAACGAAAAAGGCCTTGTACCTGTTCAAGAAATGCTATGCCCTCTCTTTGATGATGAGTGCGAACCAACCGGTGAATCTGTTCTAGTTATCACTGTTCAATAATCTAACTCTATAACCTTCGGAGGTTCTTATGTCTTTCTTCTCTTCTCTTCTTAATCTTTCTCTTTCTCCTCGTGCTAGAGGTTTCATTGTAGATATAGCTCTATATTTGGAAGCTGGTGAAGATTTCAAAGCTTTTCAAGTAGTAGACGCTTGTACTACTATGTCTTTGAAAAAGACAATGAATGAGCTTAAGGCTCATCTGGATAGTCGTGCTCTATCTTTAGAGCAAATCAATGATATTCAGTATATCTATAAGTTTGTATTGACTTGTATCAAATAGGGCCCTATCCCTACAATCTCAAGTATAACTCTTGCGGTATTACTGCAACAAGGCCGGATATTGGTTTATTGAGAAACATGCTGGCCTTTGCATTGAACCGCTCGGATGATTCACTATATAATATCAAGTAATCATCTAGCTCATTGTAGCCCAAAATACGCCATGTTTCAATGAATTCGGTTAGCTGTGGTATATTGTTATTCAATGCGTTAACTCGTGCCATTTCAAGTATTTGAACAACTGTATCAGCGTCTAGAAGCTCTTCCTGTATTTCATGATCATCATCTATAAGATCTAGTATTTGATTCTTATGATATACCTTGTGAAGTAAAAATTTATCTTGAATAAACAAAACCGGAATTGGATAATTATCTGTCATAAGAAACCTGAAATTAATTAAAAAAAACTTGACGATCTATAATACAAAATGATATAAGTACTTATAACCAACGGAGAAAAAATTGCATAATGAATATTGGAATTGTTACACTGTAAATGTACCAACGGAAGCTGTTGGTATCTGGTCAAAGTATATAGAGCTTGGCGACCGGTTGAAGAAGTATAAAAAGACTGGAGGCCTTAGCAAATCATTTGAGGCCACTAAGGCCGGATTTATGACTATTTATTTTGTAGAAGTTATAGAAGTCACTCCTATGAACATCAAGATCAAATTCGATTTTGATAAACATGGAATAAAGAAAGAATACTGGATCAGCACTTCGGACTTTACAAGATATAAGAAAGACGATCAAGGCGTTTCATATATCGTCATACACCGTCAATATGGTCAACGAATGTTCTGGGGCTATGCAGAAGGTGGAGCCTGGTTATATCCTTCAGAATGGGGCGTTATAGGATTCTAAATATTTAATTTAACAACAATAGGAGATTAACATGTATTCATGCATATTATTTAATATTCAAAACTCGACAGTGAGCAAAAAATGTTCAGTTCTAGATCTAGAAGCTGGAAAAAATTCAATCAAAGTAAGAAGATCTATATATTTGAAACTCGAAGATCTTCATGCGGTCCAGCTACAGAAAAGTTCAATGCTATTTGTATTCAATGATAAATATAAAGATCAAATCATAGAAGTAGCTCAATCTATCAAAAATCAAGGTGGTGAAGTTTGTATATTTAAGGTATCTGATGAGCTAGGTTGTATAGAAAAGATAGTAGAATCAGGATATCAGGCCGATCATGATCTTTTCAAGTCTGTACTTGATAAAGCTGCAAATCAGAAAAGAAAGAATAAAGCAGAGGCCCAACTTCAGAATATACTAGATAAATGGTTGGCCTTTCTAAATTTCTATAGTCCTATTCAAAGAAAGAACATGCAGATCTTAATTGATCGTATGTTATTACTAGGTTTGACAAATGTAGAAGTATCAGAACAATTTATCAGTGTAACATTACCGGAAATAGATCATGACATCACTCAATGAACAAATGATAGACATAGCCAAAACGCTATATTTACAGACTCGATATGCTCAAGCTAGTCTAGTTATAGAGGATCGAATATCCGTTAGCGAAATGAGACAAATAAGCTTTGAGTTTCGGGTTCTGGATGAAGATAAATGGATAGTAAAAGACTGGGAACCGGTTGGAGATATTCATGATATGAAATTAAAAGATTCAATGACAGATTCGCTCAAAACAACTTCACAGGGCATTTTTTTGATTGGGGTTAGTGAAGGTCACTTGATAGGTCTGTTATTTGCTACGGAAGGCGTTATAGCTGATTACAGAAGTAGTTTGGAAAACAACATAATCAGTTTTGAATCATATAGTAGTATGGAAGCTTGTATGGATGAAGCTCCAGGCCGGTGGTCCGTTCGTACTGGTGAACCTTTGCACAAGCCGATCAAGTGGGATCAGCTCATGAAGTGTGATCATCAATAAAAAAATAAATTTATTTTGAAAAAAGTAGATCGTCTATATTGTTGTATATGACGGCCTATTTTCGTATTGCCAAAAATAAATATGAAAATAATACAGCAATTCGTATAAATAACACTTGCATATTACACAGAATGTATTAAGATATATATATAACAACAACAACGGAGAATGTTATGGATTATCAAGCACTAGAAAACGCAGAAGCTCAAGAAACCTTTGAAAAGGAAAATGGCACCTTTGACAAGGGAGAAGGAAATCAAGAAGTTCCTACTGATGAAGAAGGAAATGAAATTGAGGTACCTTTCTAATAGGTACTTCAATAAAGCCAAAATAATACATAATACTTTAATATAAACGGAGAAAATTATGACTATCGAACAAGTAAAGAAAGAGCTAGATAAGAAACTAGTAGAGCTAGAAGAAGCTTCTAGTATAGTGGTCAATGCTAGTCATTGGCGAGAAAAGAAAGCAGGCATGATCGTGTTTGAACGAGTTCATGCAGAAGTCGAAACATTAAATAAGAAATTAAATTCACTCAAAACAGTAGCTAGATTCACAAGGAGATAATCATGCCAAAAGACAACAACAATCGAACAAAAAGCATTTCTGTAGCTCAATTCAGAAAAGAAATAAAGAATCAATTGACTATGATCCGAAACTGCAAAAATGTAGCTCAAGCTACGATTGCAATAAGAAAAGTAGATAAGAAGCTCGAAGAGCTAGCAAAATATCAAATAGAAAAAGAATAAGAGAAAACGTGCAGTTCGAAAGCTGCACGCCAGATGAGGAATCTTGAAACCCGCACGGTCAATTATTATACCATAGGAAAAGTCATGAATATAAGAAACGCAATTTTACTTCTTCCGAAATTAGATTGGAGCTATCTTGAAAAAGCTCAATCGCTAACAGACTATCTAGATCATTTGGCGAGGTTAGATTTTAAGCTTCAACATAAAGCCAAAATAAGCAACCGGACCAGATATGTTTTGAGACGTCAATCAGGTAATGACGATCATGTCATTCGGATAGAGAGCTGGCCTGTTTCACAAATAGATAGAAAACAATTTGATATCGTTGCAACGATACACACAAAGAATCAATATATAAAACTCTTAATAAATGAAGGAAAAAAATTATGTTAGATCTAACGTCAATCTATTCACTAAATAAAAAACAAGCTACCGGACTTCAGATCGTAGAAATCGAAAGTTGGACCGAGG